AATAATGCTAAGTCTGCTGTAAAGCAATATGGAAATGCAGTAAAGAAATTGATGCAGGCTCCGCAAGCACGTAATACATTTAATCAATTGTTCACAACGTATATCAATAAAAAGATAGTATCAGGTGATCTAAGCAATCTAGCAAACGACTTCATGGACTACTTTGAGAGCCGCCCAATGACTCCTAGCATGAAACAGAAGTTATCAGATCATATCAATGCCAACAAAGCAGGCATAGAAGGTCTGTTCAATATATGGGTCGCTGTATATAACCTCAAGAATCAAGTAGTCGAACAACTAGCAAAGCAAGCAGAGCAAAGTCCAGTCAAGGGCTATCTACAGAGTGGCCAGCAAAGTCAAGAAGGTTTTGTGTCAAATGGCTTGAAATTTGTAGATAGAATGGGCTTTAGCCGCCAAAATTTGGCTGGCCAACGCTAGCCAAACCAGCATTTTTTTGTGCCAGGCATAAATAATAGTATGAGACAGTAGGTCTCACAACATTAGGAGATTTTAAAATGGCACAATTTACAAGAGTTAATGGCGACCTAAAACCAGTATTATGGTTAGATCAGCCAGATTACACAAACACAGGCGTTAACGCAGTTTCTTCAGCATTAACAGTTCAGCCACAAGGTCCAAAGTTGGACTTCTTCACTGCAACTGCAAACGGTGCTTTGACAACTACTCAAGTTAACTCAGCAGTTCAAACAATTCAGCAGTTAGCAACTATCTACATCTATGAATACACAGACGCATCTAACGACACATTAGCATTCGCTGTATACCCAACAGGTGCATGGACAACTGCTACCCTAGTAACTGCATTAGAATCAGCTACAGGTCCCGCTTGGGCAAATGCTGTAACTGTATCAGCCTCAGCAACTTTCACTAACTAATCATTAGTTTAAGTTGAAGCATAAAGGGCCCGAGATTTATTCTCGGGTCTTTTTTTTGCCTTAAATAAAGACATGCACAGGATTACCTGCTACACACTATTCGATATCACAAAGACAGGAGTATTGAATCGCGCTAGACCGGGTGATGATATAACAGATACAAATGCATGGTATAGAAAACGTAACACACAATGCAATTTCGATACTATATTGCAAGTCATATCATTACGCGCACAGCCCGATATCATTGAAGATCCTATACGGTTAGAAATAGACTTTAGTAAGGAGCATTATTTCGGTACTATGCTTACAGATAAGAAAACTGTTCCTGTATGGAAATTCGTGTTTGAGGTGCAACATCAAAGTGTATTTGAAGATGGGGTCAGTGATCTAGGGTCTTTATATAAAGACTGTTCAGAAGTACCTATGATTCAATGTGATAGTCAATGGCAAAATACAGGAGATAGGTTAGATATAACTTTGGAAAAAAGGAACATTTATTTTGTTAAATATGAATATGAATAAGTCTTATCTAGCCAAAAAGATAAAGGATATCTTTATCGTCAAGGAGTATGACGGGAGTTATAACCTGTTTGGAACATATATCATTGTTCCTAAAGAGGACGGAATATTTAAGATAGTAACTATCAATGATCCGTATGCCCCTGAATATGAGTTTTCTAGCCTTAAATATGCAGTGACTCATTGCGTATTTGAGAAGAATAAGAAATGTAAAGAGACAAAAAGACTAAGAGAATTAGACCAGATTATAGGGGCATTAGATGTCGCTATAGCACAGCATAAAAAATTGATGAATAAAAGGGAAATTCCTGATAAATTCATTTATCTAGCAAAACTAGAAGAGGAAAAACTCAGGAGAAAAAATGCGTTAAAAGAGATTGAGGGCTACACCTCACTTTCTATGCATTTGCAGACTAAAAAGTATCAGGAATATCAAGACGAAAAGTATTGATTACTGATAAATATATCTATTAATATGGGATTTAACCATGAGACTCAACGAACTAGACAAAACAAACACAGCGTCACAGGCTCTTAAGGCCAACTTTGATTTCAGTTTTGATACATCAAGACTTAATCGCGCACAGACTAAAACTATGCTTGAGAAGGTAGTTGGACTGATCAAAGAAGCAAAATCAAGTCCTGATTTCTACAAGAACCACACGCATCCTTCATACATGAAATTAGTATTCATGGCTCAAGCATTGACAGAGCATTATAAAAATACTAAATCTGCTAGAATCGTTGTTGAAAACGAGCAGGTAGAAAAATCACAGGTTATCTTGGCAGCACAAGATATGCTCGACAGCCTTCAGAAAATGATTGAAGAAGTCAATGATATGTTAGTCAAAGAACTACCTGCATTGACAGACAGCATTCAATCAGAGATCGGCGTTACTGAATCAGGTGCATTCAATCAGGCAGCAAGCACCGCGTTAACTACATTGAATCAAACATTGAGTCAGAGTAAATCTGAAATGCAAAATGCTATGAATGCATTGACTGGTGTTGGTAGCCCTGAAGCATTAGGTGCACCTCCAACAGGCGGTGAAGAAATGGCTGTTACTGACGTTGCGGCTACATCTACCCCCGGCGGTGAAGAAGTTGCCGGTGCTGAAATGGATGCAGAGATTGCACCAGAAGAAGAACCAGAAACAGAACCAGCAGGCGGAGTTGGTCGCGAGTTGAGGTAAAATGTACCTCTATGAATTCGTCAATGATCCGAAGTTAGTTAAGTTGATCGCCGCTACCGATCAACTTAAAACCGCATTGGAAAACCAGAAGATTACAGACAACTGGACAGTAGATAAACTATTGACCTATTTTAGGAAGTTTGATCTTACTTTTTCAACTAACGATCTATATTCTATGATTCAAAATAAACCACTAAAAAATGTAGTGAGTAACATAGAAGGTGACACAGTAGTATTCAAAGGCTTAGAGCCACAACAACCAGCACAAGCCGAAGCCCCTCCTCCTGAGCAAAGTAAAGAAGTCGTCGCAAAGATGGCTAAGTCAGCAATGACCAAATAACTTGTAATTAACTTTTTATCAAGTATAATATACAAATGATTGTTTTGACTGAGATAGCAAAAACAAAAATTAAACACCATCTCAATAAACGTGGTCAAGGTCTAGGCATCAAAATTGGTGTCAAGACTACAGGATGTTCTGGACTTGCTTACGTATTAGAGTTTGTGGATAACCACGTTGAACATGATCATGTTATTGATTATGAAGAATTTAAAGTGTTTATCGATCCAAAATCATTTGTTTATCTAACAGGAATGACCATAGACTATAAAAGACAAGGGTTGAATGAAGGCTTTGAATTCAGCAACCCTAATGAAAAAGACCGCTGTGGATGCGGAGAGAGTTTTAGAGTTTGATTTATACACCTGATAAATTCCCATATAAAGAGTTAAAACGCGAGACCATTAACGGCTCACGAAAATATATGACTCCCGATGGTCATGCTGTTCCTAGCGTGACAACTATCTTAGATGCTACAAAATCTGAAGAGAGTAAGAAAGCGTTACATGAGTGGCGCAAGCGTGTTGGACCTGAGAAGGCTCAACAGATCACTACTGAAGCCGCCGGTCGTGGAACACGAATGCACAAGTGGCTTGAGAACTATGTAAAGACAGGAGTCACAGGTGAGCCCGGTAGCAATCCATACAGTATCCAAAGCCATCAGATGGCACATTCAATCATATCTAAAGGATTATCCAACTGCACCGAGTTCTGGGGCACGGAAGTATCTTTATACTTTCCTGAAGTTTATGCAGGGACCACAGACTTAGTAGGTGTCCATGGTGGTCAAGAAGCGATAATGGACCACAAGCAGACGAACAAGCCCAAGAAGCGTGAGTGGATCGAAGACTATTTTGTGCAGACTGCGGCCTATGCAACAGCACACAATGAAGTCTGGGGCACTAAAATACGTAAGGGCGTTATTTTCATGTGTTCAGCCGCAAATGAATATCAAGAATTCATAATAGAGGGTGCTGATTTTGACAAGTATACTGATCTATGGTATACTAGACTAGACAAATATTATACGCAGTTCTTGTAACATAATAGCATAAATAGTTGTACTACTTGGTAAATGTACAACTATGTCTATTATACAGATTTCAAAAATACAACAACGCGCGGGTGATCTCGTTGATCTTCCACAATTAGACGAGGCCGAGTTTGGTTTCGCTACCGATGAAAGACGCCTGTTCATAGGCAAAACCACCGGCAACATTGAAAACATCGAAGTTCTTACTGCATATAGTGAGATATCGTTCGATCAGATAGAAGGTGTGAATGGTAATATATCCATTGATTCATCTACACTAGCCAATGGTCAAGTGTTAGTATATGATGGTAATAATTGGGTAAATGGCGGATTTGTAAATCTAGGCAACGTCACAAACGTATCTATTGAAGGCGGTGCTATAGGTTATGTATTGACCACAGATGGGTCCGGTGGATTGTCATGGTCTCCAAAAGGAATAGTAGCACAAAATATAGAAACAATCAGTGCCGCTAATCCTGGTAGAATTACTCTATCACAACCATATCCATTCGCACAAGGTGTTGAAGTCACGATCAATGGTATAACAGGTGCAGGTGGTTTTGCAACTAATTTAAATGGTAACGTCTTCTTCCTAAAGACAGTGCCCGGCAATCTACAACTATATGATTTATATACTGATTCAGGATTAGTTTCTGGTAAAAATACTTCAGGATATGGAGCGTATCCTACAGATACAGGAGTTGTCATATTCAATACTGTAACAGCAAATGGTGGATTGGTAGCAGGAACAACATATAGCGTACAGTATAATTCAGGTACAGATTTTGCCGGAGACAGCAACTTCACATGGAACTATAATACAAATCAATTAACAATTGTTGGTAATGCTAATTTACAAACAACAGTAACAACCGCGATCACTACTGGAGGTAACACAACAGCAGGTACTATCACTGGTAACTGGACTTTAACTTCAGGCTCAAGATTGACAGCGACTTATGCTGACCTTGCAGAATATTATTCTGCTGACAAAGCATATCTACCCGGTACTGTATTAGAGTTCGGTGGTGAAAAAGAAGTTACAATTGCCGGCATAGAAACTAACAAATTAGCAGGGGTAGTTTCTACTAACCCTTCTTATGTGATGAACGGTGACTTACGAACTCAGTTCCCTGTCATTTTAGCCTTAGTAGGCCGCATACCGGTAAACGTTATCGGCAAAGTAAGTAAAGGTGATATGCTTGTTAGTGCAGGAAATGGATTGGCTAAAGTTGTTACAGGCACTCCTAAGATAGGTACAGTTATAGGTAAAGCGATAGAAAATAAAGTTGACGACGGCGAAGGTTTTGTCGAAGTCATGATCGGCAAGTTATAACATAAATAGTATATAGGATAACAAACATGGCGGCAGCAATTTATACACCAAGCGGATCAAGTCAACGCACAACAGTAGCAACTACTGAGAAGGTACGTATTTCCACAACAAGTAGCGCGATTGCTGTAGCAGTAGGCAACAGTTCAGTCACAGCAAATCTTACTGCCTGCGAGATAATTCCTGCAAATACAGTCAACAATAGTTTTATTGTTGGTGAAGGCAATTACATAGCATATATTAGCGTAAGCGGTACTGGTATATTCTCTATCACCGATTTAGGCGCCCCTACAAGCCCTTAAGCCACGCAAAAAAATATACTTTTTTGATAAATATAACATATACTCTCATGGTGAGAGTTTATGCAGTACCCACTGCGTAGCGGCTGGAACCCGCAATCAACAGGAGAAAACAAATGGGACGTCCATTAAAAATCGCAAAGGCTCAAGCAGTCATAGTTTTAACTGCTACTAATGCCTCAACAGAAGTAGTCACTACATCATCAAACTTAACTAATCTAGGTATCATTGCAGGTATGCCATTCATTCCAGCAAGCAATATCGGTGGCTTAGTTGCAGGTACAACCTACTGGATACTGAAAATATTGTCAGCAACTACTTTCACAGTATCAGCAACAGAATTATCAGCAAATCCAACATACACACCAGTTAATTTATCGGGTGCGGGCCCTGTTACAGTGTCAGCAACAGTTGGTTTAGTAGATGCATATTTCAACAACCCAGAAGGTTCAGCAAACACATATTCAGTAGTCGGTGGTAACACAGCACTATATGGTAACCAAGTATTAGTTGGTGTATGTATCGGTATCACTGGTGAAGGCACAATAACTTGTGCAGACGACAGTCCAAACTTAGATGGTGTCGGTACTGACTTTGCAAACACATTGACTGATGGTACAATCGTGTACACAGACGCAGGTGTGATTCTTGGTACTATTGATGATATCGCAAATGCAAATGCTGTATTCGCAACATTTGCAGCCAATGCTACAGCAAACGTAACTGATGGTGCATATATCTATGGTAATCCAGAAGCAGGATTCATTGTTCGTCAGAAAGGTAAGCAGAAGTATCTAGTCACTGGTTCAACTAGTGGTTTGACTGCCGCTTGCTATACTGCAAACGTAGCAAACACAGCATTGTTGCCAAATACTTTCAATATCCAAGGTACATATGCAAACACATCAACAGTATATGTTCAATCATTGAGCGATCATACTGCTGAGTTGTTCACTGCCAATTCGGGTGTTACTGCTCTACCTAATGAGACAGCAAATATCAACAATTCAAGTCCTGCGTTCTCGACATTCAATACTGCATATGCCGCTAATACATACGGTGGACAACCTTATCCTATCGTAACTATTAATAAGGCTTAATAAATCATGTCTAATGCAAGCGCAGTTAAACGTGTAGAACAAGCCGAGACTGAGATCGCGGTACTTCAAGTCCAGTTTAGAAATCTGGATGAGAAGATCGATGATCTCAAAAGTGAAGTAAAAGACTTACACGAATGCCTAGACAGGAACATGGATGAGACTAAAATTATTCTCAAAGAATTTCAAGAGAGTAATAAAAAATCTCATGACGAGTTAGCAGAAAAGATATCTGGTATTGAAAAGATAAAATGGATGCTAATGGGAGCGGCCGCAGTTTTAGGTGCGACCGGTGTCGAAGCAGTAAAGATGCTTTTTGCTATGTGATGAGAGATGATTCATCTCAGTAAAAACGGGGCTTAAGCCCCGTTTTTATTTTCAGTAAGATTTTTTAATTTTTCTTTCACAATATCAATGTTGATTGTGCTAAACAATCCGGGATGCATGGGTTTAGGATGTTGATTCTCACCTACCCAAGCATAGCCGATATGTTCATCATTCAATACAGGAATAAACTCATCATCTACTGAACAGAAAAATGTGTGATAAGTGAAAGTCTTATTGACAAATTTCTGTATAGGAATCAATTTGGCATCTTTTGGAAAATATCCAATCTCTTCTACACATTCGCGTTCTAATCCTTCAAACAACGTTTCATCTTCTTCTACCTTACCGCCCGGGACGCCCCAACTATGATTGGCATCATTACGCAATAGATATAAGAATCTACCCGTATTTTTGCTGTAAAAGAATAAACCTGCCGAAGTGTTTTTCATATCTAGAGTATAACACTCTATTGCTTAGATTACAATACTATAGTCGCCCTGATCGTACCAACCTTCATACGATTTCATCCATTGACCTTCTTGCTCTACATAACGATATTGGATATTAGTAGTTAGATTGGTAACATACTCTACAGTAGTTGATGCACCGGCATCGAAACTAACAAACCAAGCACCGGTTGTAGAGTCATATTGTATGATATCGTTCGCTTCTGCCACAAGATCACCCCAAGCAGTCGTAGTCGTACCTGCCATTCCTATATCTTCTACGATCAAGTATCTACGCCCATTCACTGGCCCGGGCAGACCTGCATTTGGTCCTTGCAACTGAGGATTAACCACAGCATCTACTGGATTCAATGTATTTTGTGGTAATGTATCTGGATCGATGTCATATATCAATAATCTATCATCTACTGGATCAAGTACTATGGTGCCTACTATGTCATCTTCCATATATGGATTTTGTAACCATATTTGACTGATTCCCGGTTTATATGCTCCATACACGTTTAATAAACTAGACCAATATAGATTTGTGTTAGGAGGTGTGGGGTCATTCAAGTCAGTATTAGGTGGGTAGAATGCGCTATCTTGAGGTAATAATTGTAATCTATTGCCTATTAATAATAATTTATATCCATATGGTGTGATCTTTTGTCTAGTACCTAATAACAAATCATCATCTTGCATGTCTTGTAATGCGTTTCCCTTAAATATGCTAGCAATAATTTTATTGATAACACCCATCTTTTTGAGTTTAGTACTTGTGCTTAACCATATAGGCATATAAAACTTCCAACTCAATACATCGATTGGATTACCTGTGCCTTGCGGAATACTAC